GTCTGTGAAGAAAGATGGACAGAAACAATCTTGAGAATAAAAAGAATAGAACACATCATGATAGCTGGTGCTGGTGCTATCATCATATTGTTGTTGTCTATAGTGTTAAGAATGGGGTGATGAGATCGATCCTCTAACAGCTATTGCTGTAGCCAAAACAGCTGTTACTACAATTAAAGCTGGACTAAAATTACATGGTGATGTGCAATCACTCATAAAAGATTTTTCAAAGTTTCAAGATTGTAAAGATGTAATTGAAGAAGCTGCAAAAGAAGAAGAAAAGAAACACAAAAAAAATAAATCAATCTCTCAACAAGCAATGCAAAATGTTATGTTGCGAAAACAAATTAGAGATCACGAAACAAAACTTCGTGAAATTTTTATGTGGTCGGGACAGTCAACCCTCTATAATGAGCTACAGGCAGAAAAGAGAAGGTTAAAAAAATTAGAAGCTGCTGAAGTTGAAAGACAAAAATATAAAAAGAGATTAATCATTCAAAGATTTAAAGAGGGATCGTTGTTAGCTGGATTACTTTTGTTTACATCTTATGTTGTAGTAACTGTAATTAATATGATTTTAGATAAAGTAAAATAAATGGATAAAATTTTTTTTTATGTAATCCTTGCTTTTCTATTTTGTTTTGTAACAGCTGCAACGATTTTATGGATAGAATATTTTTTATGCGAAGGAGTATAATATGCCACTACCTAGCTTACTAACACCATTAATTGGAAAGGGATTGAACATGGTAGCCAATGCAGTTGCTGTCAAAGGCAAGTCTTGGCTAAAAGAAAAGACTGGAGTTGATCTATCTTCTAGCACACTATCAAGTGAAGATGAGATGAAGCTCAAACAGTTTCAAATACAAAATGAAACAGAACTTATCAAGATAAGATTGGAAGAAAAGAAAATAGATTTTCAAGAATTAGATAGCTCGAATCAAGCTATATCGCAGAGATGGGCTGCTGACATGGCATCTGATTCGTGGCTGTCTAAGAATATAAGACCACTATCTTTAATAGCAATCTTTGTAGGATACTTCCTCTTTGCTATGATGAGTGCCTTTGGATTAGAAGCCAATGAAAGTTATGTCAGTCTACTTGGGCAATGGGGTATGCTCATCATGGGTGCATACTTTGGTGGTCGATCATTAGAAAAAGTAATTGAACTAAGGAATAAAAAATGAAACTAAGCAATCATTTTACATTAGAAGAAATGACACGAAGTCAAACAGCAAGACGTTACAATATAGATAACTCACCTGATGAAGCTGCTCTCTACAATTTGAAAAGACTTGCAACTGAGCTGGAAAAAGTTAGAGAGCTAATTCAAAAACCAATAGTTATAACTTCTGGCTTAAGAGTTTTGGAACTGAATAGAAAACTCAATAGTAAGGATACGTCATCTCATGTTGTTGGCTGTGCCGCAGATTTTATTATTCATGGATTACAACCAAAAGAAATAGTTCAGATAATAAAAGATAGTTACATTAGACCAGATCAAGTTATTGATGAATGGAATGAGTGGGTTCATTTTTCTATCAGTAAACATTCTGGGCATGAGCCGAGAGAAATGTATTTAACGATTGATGATTCAGGAACTAGAGAATTTCAGCTGACATAAAAAAAGGATTCCGAAGAATCCTTTAGTTTAAAAAGAGAAAAAATTAATCGCCAAAAACATTAGCTATTTTCATCTTATCATACTCAGATTTATTTTCAGTATTTCTTATTGTTCGCAACATTGAGCTAACTGATTGCTGTTTGATTCCAAGTCTTTCAGCAATCTCACCTTGACTTGGATGTCTACCAAGTTCAACTCGTAAGTAATTATAAGTTTCCAAAAAAGAAAGTTGTTTAGCTGTCAGCATTTTGAACTCCCTTTAATTTTGTTTTTAAATCATTACTCATTCCAGCTTTAATTTCATCAATAGTTTTTTTATTGACAGCTTTGAATCTTGTTAGGTCATCAGGATCATTGTAACTTTCAAACAATTGTTTATATTTATTCTTAAATAAATTAACATCGGTAAACGTTTGAGATTTAACTGCACCATGATCATAATACTTGATGACATATATTTTCTGTGCAGCTGGTGTCACCTGAATTTTTTTCTGAACATTCTCAACTGTCTTATCAACTTTAGGTTTAGATGCTGCATTACCATCATCATCTTCACCAGCAATGCCACAAGCTGCCATCAAAGAATAACGTCTTGCATAAGTTAATGCTGATCCAAATGCTTGAGCATTTCTTTTATCCGCCGGTAAAAATAATTCACCACCAGTTATTGTTTCACCTGATTCGTGAATAAAGACTGTGCTTATTTTTACTCCATCCGCACAATCATAAGTCTTTTGAATAATAGCTATACCATTATTTAATAGTGGTTCGTTGACTGCATCGATACATTCTTCAAGCGGTGCATAAGAACTCTTTGACCAATCGTTCTTTTTATTTTTAATAACTTTGCTAAATTCTTTTTTAGCTTTGATAAATGATTTTGAAATCTTATCCATTGTCTTTTTCCTTTATAGTTAATGTTGTTGATCTAACAGTTCTAGCATCTTTAGCTGGAACTATTCTCTCAGGTGTTGCTTTATAATTTCTCATCGACCAATTGATCCAATGGTTTCCAGTCTGTGCCTTGCTAGACTCTTTCATTTTTTCTTTGATCTTTTTTTCCATGTCATCAATCTTTGAATCAATATCTTTTTTCTTAATTTTTAATTCTATAATTGTAGAACACATCTGATCGACATCGTCATCAAGATCAATGGTTTCTTCATTAGCTTTAGGATAAGCGGTGTTGCCATCAGAAGAAGTTGCGAGTTCATACCATTCAATCTTTTTTGTTTTTTTATAGATATCGATTCTTCTTTCAAAATCCCTAACACAATCTTCAATCATGTCTTGCATCTGAGGATTCTTTTCAAAGATATAAACACAATGTTTATAACCTTGGTGAAGAACAGTTAATATTCCTATCTCACCACCGGTAATCAGCATTGAACTTTGCAGCTGAACTATTCCACGATCAAGCGGTGGATTGTCTGAAAAGAAATGAGCTGTTGACTTAGCTTCAACCGGGATAAAAGAATTTCCTGTAAGAATAATTTTTTGTTGATCATTCATTACATATATTCCTTCATCAATATTGGTTTCAATGATCTGACCTTGACCTAAGATGTAACCATCCAACGAACAAGCAAGTGGCAAATCATTGTGCTGGTATGGATCATTAATTTGAGTTGAGAAATTATCACATCGTAATTTCCTGAAACACTCATGCAAAATTATTGGTTCTAATAAATTACCAAATCTCATTGGCTCAGTTTCATCAATGCTAGTATCAAATCCTTTGATAGCATTAATAGTTTTTTGCAACTCATCATTCCGAGTTGAGAACTGATACAACATTCCCATTTCCTCTAAGATGAATGGAACAATGCGGCTGCTTGATAGCTGTGATATTGAAGTAACCTTACCTACCATAATAAACTCCCTATATTAAAATGAAAAAACAACAGCAATTAAAAACCACATAACAATTATGGTTAACAAACTGCCACCGACTAATTTAAAATAATGCAAAAAGTTATTAAAAAACTTTAACCTTTGCACTCTTTTAGAATATTTTTTTGGATTGATAAATGATTCTGGATCAACCATATTTTTCTCCCTTTTGTTGAAAAAAACTCTTGAATAATCTCTGCCTGTTGCATTTAAATTAGGTAACCTAAGTGATGATATCAACTTAAATACAAGACTTCTTACAGGCATTGATATATAGCTTAAAATAGATTTAGCTTTCATAATAATTAATTATCTTTAAAACTTTATCTAATTTAATTTTTAGGTAAGGTTTTATTAATTTTGCAACTTCATATGCATCATTAAATCTTACCCTCCATCGAAGTTGTGGTTTGCAACCAGCCTTTACACTCTTTTCTCTACAAGTTCCAACACCAATAAATTGATGCATCCATTTTACTAAGTCAAGTTCTGTCATAACTACTTCCATTTCCATAGAAGGTTTTCTTTTGTATGAATCTAGATTGACATAGACAGAGCCTTTGCAATCAAAGACTCCAGCAAAATAAGCTAGTTTTTTTTCATCATAGTTTGTCATTAGATAACTCCCATTAAGTTTTTGATTTGTTGTGGATGCCACACTTCACCACCACGAATTGTTTTGATTCCTCTCAACTGAAGCTGTTGAGCAATACCAGATAAAGATTCAATACCGGACTTGATGATCTGATCAATGATCGGTTTAACATTGATAGCAAATGCTTTAGCTTTTTCCTGTTTAGCTTTCACACCTAAAGCTGATCCTTTAGTTGGATTAGGTGAGCCAAGTTTCACACCTTGATCTTTTCTAATCTGTAATGCCTGTTTAGTTCTTTCAGAAATCAATCTTCTTTCTTCTTCAGCAATTACTAATTTTACTTGCAAAGATAAAGTAGATTCGTTAGGTGAATCAGCTACAACAAAATCAACTGACTTAATTAGTGATGCACCAAAAGCTAAGTCACGAGTCAATCTATCTAACTTAGCTACAACTAACTTAGCTTTCTGTCGTTTAGATTCTCTAATAGCTTCAATCAATTGTGGTCTTGAATCAACTTTACCTGACTCAATTTCCTCGAACTCACCAACAAGCTCACCGCCTGAATTAGAAATAAACTGATCAATGATCTGTTTTTGTGACTCTAAACCAAGACCTGAAATGCCTTGTTTATCTGTTGAAACTCTTAAGTAGCTTATGTATTTTTGCATATCCGACTCCAATAAATTAAAAAAAAAGGGAGGAAAATTCCTCCCTGTCTGTATTACCCCCAATTATCAATTATATTTTTTGCGATTTTTTGAATACCATTTAACAATGTTTCAGCTTCTCTGTAATCGCAACATGAACAATATTCCATTACTCCACGTTTGAAATCCTGATAATCAAAATCTTTAAATTTAAATTCAACTTTAGATAAAAAATCGTAATTACCACTAACAACCACATCATAAGTAATTGAAGGGTTTTCTTCTGTATGATCGCTCATATAGTTGTTTCTAATGTATGCTTCCAAAATATTTCTCCGACTTGTTTATTAAAATTACCAATAGTCTATCAGCTATTACAAAACAAAACAAGAGATTACTTAAATTATTTTTATTAATATACCAATGTGATATATTTTAAACATGAAAGCTACTTGTATAAGACTAAGAGATGAAACCTTTGAGCTGCTCAAAAAAGCAAAACAAGAATCAAGAATGAGTATGGCATCTATTATAGATAATATTGTTAGACGTGAGCTGTTACAGAAGTATGGCGATATTAATAAAAAAATAGATCGGATGATCAAGCGATGATTAATTCCAGATCAAAGGGTGCAGCCGGTGAAAGAGAACTCGCTAAGATTTTATCTGAGGAACTCAACATTAAAGTTAATCGTAAGCTCGATCAAGCAAGAGAGGGTGGCGATGACATACAAATTGGTAAGTATAGAATTGAAGTAAAGCGGAGAGAAAAACTACAGCCGGACAAATGGGTGGAACAAGTAGAGCAATGCACAGACGTTGGTGAAATTGGTGTCGTAGCTTACAGACGCAATGGTAAACCATGGCGATGGATTGTTCCGCATGAATGGATGATTGAAAAACTCAGAGATGATATTGATGACAAATGAAACTTACAAACAAGCAAGGATCGCTGAAGCTAAGTTTACCGGGCAAAAGTTCTGCACTAACTGTCAAAAAAGACAGCCGGTCGAAGGCGGAGTTGTTTTTAAATCAGGTAAGATATCTAGGTGGAAGTGTAAAACGTGTGCTGCAAAGATGTTTCCAAACCAATGATGAGCTTAGTAAGAATGAAAGTAACAAAAGACATTTACGATCTAGCACAAGAAGTTGATAGATATAAAGCTATACATCGAACAATAGTTTCACCAAACGATATTGTGGTAGGTGCAATAGGAGAATTAGTTTTTGCTGAATATCTTTTTAAAGATATAAACAAACATGAAATCTTTACTTCAAAAGGTAAACCAGATTTTAAAGGAGAAATAGAAATA